AGTACGCCGAGGCAAAGTGGATGACATCTCGCACTGGAATCGCGCATCAGGTTGACCACATTGTCCCTTTGCTTGGAAAGCTAGTCAGCGGACTTCATGTGCCGTGGAATCTCAGGGTCATTACGGCTCGAGAAAACATAAAAAAATCAAACCGCTTGACACGCGACATAACAATGCTATAGTTTGCTCCGGGATAGTGCGACCGCAGTTGCTTATCCCTCTCCAAGAGTAAGTGTTTAAAGAAGGGGCTCCCAGTGCGGAGCCCCTTCCTTTTTCAGACATCAATGAAACCAGAAGATTTTCGAACGCCAACATGGCGTCGGCTCACGCAAGCCCTGACCGAAAGGATTCAGGATTTGCGCGAGCTGAACGACTCACCGTCGTTTGGTACCGAAAAGACAGCTCAGATCCGTGGGGGGATCGCCGAGCTGAAGAAGATTCTGGCCCTTGCCGATCAGGCGAGCGCCAGTCCCGCAGTCGACCCTGATGAACTCACCAGCGTCGGCGATCCCGGTCAGCAATGACCAAAAGAGAGACGACCCCGAAGATGACAACCGCACAGGAAACTACGAACCCGCAAGACGAAGCACAGAAGATCTGGGATCAACTGGAGGCAGAGGAGTCAGGCCACGCGCAGCCTGCCACCAATGAGCCAGCAGATCCGCCGGCAGACCAGACGCCCGCGTCTGCAGCCGCTGACCCAGCGCCCGCCGAACCACCGGCCGACGCAACACCGGGCAGTGATGCAGCAGCACCCGACGGGAGTCAGGCCCTGATGGACAAGATCGCAGGAATTGAGTCAATGCTTGGCCAAGTCACGCAACGTCTGCGAAATGCCGAAGGACACATTGGTGGTCTGGGCAGCCAGCTCAAGCAACAGCAACAGCTGGCGGCGCAGGTCACTGCACGCGGAGGCGACGCTCCAAGCGCCGGAGAGATCCGGGCAGCTCAAAGCAGCGCCAAGGCGATGGAGTCCTTGAAACGCGACTATCCAGAGTTCGCAGAGGCGATGGAAGCTGCGCTGACCGAACAGATGCAGGCTCTGAAGGCTTCGATGCCTCAGCAGCCACAGCAAGCTGTCGTGACGCCAGACGACATACAGCTCATGCGCTCTCAGATGGAAGTGGAGATTCGGCACCCGGGTTGGCAGGATCGTGTGCAGACGCCTGACTTCCAAGGTTGGCTGCAACGTCAGCAGCCTGAAGTGCAAATGCTCGCGGCGAGCGCAAGCCCGCGGGATGCGATCCGACTACTGGATCTGCACAACGAAGCCTTGAAGACAGCAACGTCACAAAGAACGCAGCGCCTGTCTGCTGCGGCGGCTATTCCCTCAGGCCGCTCTGGATCGCAAACGCGGTCCAAGGCCGTGGAGGACATGACGCCTCAGGAGTACTGGGCCTATCTGGACCAACTTGACAAGCAAAAGGCTTAATCATGCAAACCTATTCCCTCGTTCCCAGTCGGAACCTCATCATGGCCGAGCGCGAAATGCTCAAGCACGCCATGCCCATCAAAGTTCTGAGCACCTTCGGTACCCAGAAGCAGATCCCCCAGAACAAGACTGACACCGTGGTGTTCCGTCGCGCTCTGCCGATCGACGCTGGCTCCAACGGCGCTCCTTCCATCACCACCAGCAACTACCTGTTGCAAGAAGGTGTGACTCCCGGTGCTCGCACTATCAGCTACCAAGACGTGCAGGTCACCCTGCAGCAGTACGGCGTGCTGATGAAGCTGTCGAGCAAAGCCGAAGCCATGTACGAGGATGACATCCCCGGCGACATGGTCAAGCTGGTCGGCGAGCATATGGCCTCCATCGAAGAGTTGATCTCTTACGGTGTGGTCCGTGGCGGCACCAACGTGGTTTACGCCAACGGCGCTGCCCGTTCCAGCGTGAACACTGCCATCACCCTGAACAAACTGCGTCAAGCTGCCCGTCAGCTGGAAAGCGCACACGCTCAGCTGGTGACCGAAAAACTGGCCGCTTCTGTCAACTACGGCACGACCGCTGTTGAACCCGGCTATCTGGTGTTCATCCACACCGACATGGAAGCCGACTTCCGTAACCTGACGAACTTCGTCCCGGTTGCCAAGTACGGTTCCCAGAAGCCCGTGCATGAGCGCGAAGTTGGTTCTGTTGAGCGCTTCCGCGTGATCACCAGCCCCTACTTCAAGCCGTTCCTGTCTGCTGGTGGCTCGATCACCGCTGGCACCTTCCTGTCCAACGGCGGCACCTCTGGTACCACCGCTGACGTCTACCCCGTGATGGTGGTGGCTCAGGAAGCTTGGGGTCAGGTCGCACTGAAGGGCATGAACGCCATTCAGCCGATCTACCTGCCCGCAAAGCAGATCACGCACGCCAACCCCATGGGTCAATTCGGTTACGTCGGTGCCAACTTCTACAAGAACGCTGTGCGCCTGAACGAAAACTGGATGGTCCGTGTTGAGGCTGCTTGCTCGGCCCTGTGATGATTGGGGGCTTCGGCCCCCATCTCTCGAACCTCTTTTCAAGGAATTGAATCATGTCTGACAATCTCTCCCTCGCCCAAGGCGCAACCCTCTGCTTGGCCTCTGCTGGTCTGGCTGAAGGCACCAACGCCAACACCATCCAGATCGCTGCCGACATCACGTACACGATCGATGGCAAGTTCTACTCCAAGGCCACGACCGACAACATCGCTATCAGCTACTCTGGTGCCGCTGTGTACCAAGCTGCTGCTGGTGGTGTTCAGGCCGTCAACGGTGGTTTCACCGGTGGCGTGAACGGCTCCACTCGCCTGTACCTGATCACGCTGGACGCCTCTGGCGCCGTGGGCATCGTCCCCGGCCAGATCGTGGACAGCGCTGAGCTGGCTGCTGGCCGCGTGGCTCTGCAGTTCCCTGACGCTCCCGCTGGCGTTTGCCCGATCGGTGCCATGCGCATCGCTCTGACCGCTGGTACTGCCTTCACCCCCGGCAGCACCGACCTGTCCGCCACTGGCGTGACCGACACGTTCTACAACCTGATGGACGTGCCTGCCAACCCGCTGACTGCCTAAGTCGGCAAGGGGTCACCTTCGGGTGGCCCCGCCCCTTTTTTTGACTGGAGACCCAACCCATGACCGACAAGATCAACTCCTACGAGCGCAAACGCACTCTGTCGTCTGAAGATGTGCAGATCGAAAAGCAAGTCACCCCCGCAGCAGAAGCTTCGGCACGTGGCGGCCATGAGATCGACACTGATCGCGTGATCAGCACAAGCCAACTCGACGAAGAAGCATTCATGCGTGATGAGCTGGAAATCATCTTGATGGAACCCGGAAACGAAAACGACGCGCAGTTCTGCGAGGTCAACGTCAACGGCGACTACAAGCTGCTTTTGCGCAACGGCGAGCCACAGCGTGTGCGCCGCTATCACGTTGCTGTATTGGCCCAAGCCAAACAGTCTCGCGTCCGTCAGAAGAAGATCGTCAACCAAGACGGTTCTATGGGTTTCCAAGAAGAGAACGTGCTGTCGCTGGTCTATCCGTTCAGCGTCAGCCACGACCCCAACCCCAAGCAAGGCGCACCTTGGCTGCGCAAGATGCTGTCCAACCCGGTGTAAAGCATGAACTTCTTGCAGCTCGCGCAACGTCTTCGCCAAGAGGCTGGTGCCTCTGGCGTTGGCCCGACGGCCGTCACTGGCCAGACGGGCGAGTCCCAGCGATTCGTCGACTGGATCAATTCAGCTTGGCTGGAGATCCAAGGTCTGCACGACGTGTGGGGGTTCATGCGCGAGCCGTTCCAGTTTGAGGCAGCCTCAGGCACAGCCCAGTCCACACCGACTGAAGCTGGCCTGACTAACTTCCGCTACTGGCACCGTGAGACTCTTCGTTGCTGGCGCACCGCGCTTGGCATCTCTGACGAGCAGTGGCTTGTCGAGTGGGACTACCACGTGTTTCGCGACACGTACCGCTTTAACCAGAACCGCACATTGACTGGGCGCCCACTGGTTTTTGCAGTCGAGCCCAACAGCAAGGCCCTGATGTACGGCCCCCTGATGGACGACGCCTACACCGTGGTCGGTGAGTACCAGCGTGTGCCGACGTCGTTTGTTGCTGCAACAGACGAGCCCGACCTGCAAGAGCACCAGCACATGATCATTGTGTACAAGGCCCTCGAGTACTACGGCCTGTACGAATCCGCCGGTGAGGTTGTCACCCGCGCCCAAAAGCAGTACTCGGCCCTGCTGTCTCAGCTCGAGCGCGAGCAGCTGCCTGTCGTGTACCTCGGCAATCCGATGGCGTGAGGTGCAGTCGATGGCCGGCACAAACCTCCCCTCGGTCCAGTATGAGCTGATCAGCCTGCAAGGCGGTCTCGATCAGGTCACACCGACACTCTCGCTGAAGTCTGGCGTCGCACGACGCGCTGCCAACTTCGAATGCTCCATCACGGGTGGCTACACCCGCATCCCCGGCTACGAGCGATTCGATGGACAGACCAGCCCTTCGGCTGCTGTCTACAACCTTTTTGACTGCACCCTGACGGGTGCGGTGGCCGTGGGCGACACGCTCACTGGCATGTCCTCTGGCGCCACCGGCAAGGTGATCTACGTCGATAGTGG